AGTATTAAGTGTATAAATTTCATGTAAAAATTGTGTGCGTAGGAGGATTTAATGAGTTACCTCCAACCTTTTCACGCCTAATTCATATCTGAATTAACTATTACTTCAGTACCACCATTGATTACCTCAAGCATTTGCTCATACTTCCTCAACAATGTGCCTTACAACTTAGGTATTGTTGTTCAGCCATACGCTATTCCCATCTGCATAATGGGAAACCATTGGGGGAAGATGGATTTGTATCTAAGATTTTCCACAAAAACACATTAGTTTTTGCACCATCTTCCCTAACTTTTAGTACACAAACTTAGCCGTGTTGTGTCACGATAGCTCACTAAAAGTGTTCTTTAAAACCATGGGGAAGTTTAAGAGGGTGGTACGCCAGCATAATGCAAATAGTACCCTTATTGCCCTAGCTCTTAAACTCCCTTATTCAGAAGGTATTAACAATCTGTATTTGATACGATCTGAATTATCTAATCGTAATAAACTTTTTCTAGTTTATTATTGATAGTAAAATATCTATCATCTTTCTTTTCAAGTGTATTATGCGGAGGGTTAAAACATTTGATATGTATACTATCTCCACTCATGCTTGATATCGTATAACTAATTGGACAAGTATCAAGCCAGTTTAATAATACTCTGAGGTTATCGTTTTGATGTTTTGACATTTTGCATTCCTTTACCAACTCTTATTACATCAACTACAGTACCTTCTTCAGTTAGTTTTACATTTACTTCTAACTTTTCATTATCTTTTAATTTAGGTAATTCACGATCAACACCAAATTTAATTGCTTTCATTACTGCTTCGTTATGTGTAAATTTTCCTTTAACATCAAATACAAAGTTATCCATATTTATCCTTACTTATAATTTGTATGATCTAACCATATTTCGTTAGTCATCATATCTTGTATACGTGAACCTCTACGTTCTTGTACGTTGTATATCTTCCCTTTGGTCTGTACGTGCGTAGACCAATCGGTAGCTGTTTGAAATACTGCAAAGATATTTTCGCCATATCTATCGCTATATTTTTTATAAAGTTTGCTTAGTGTATCCATTTGAATATCACTATACCAAGATTTCGTTTCTGAATCTTTTGGTGTAAAGGCTAGTGTTTGTTGGAATAGTTGTTTAACTGTCCATAAGTTTATAGATTTTTCCAACCGTTGTTTTTTTCTTCTTCACCTTGAAGAAAATTTGTAACAGCGTCATCAATAGCTTGATAATCCATCTGTATACTTTTACTCGTATTATGTTTAATTCTAACATGAAGCGACCAATCATTATTTGCACACCCATTATCACACCATAGATATCTTGACCATGCAATTAAATCTTCGGCAAATCGTTGATTGTGCGAAGATCTGAATTGAAACTCAAAAATACTACGTTCTTTAGGGTCATCAAACATTTTAACACCTTTGATTCTATTGAATCTCCAATTACGTAAATAGACTGCTCCATTATTATCTACTGTATCTCTTATCTCTACGTCTGTTGTGTCTATGTTTGAATTTAATATTAAATTATTAAAATGATTAATCGCCTTTTTATATGAGCGTGGTTTATATGTGGAACTAACAACAGCTAATCCGTCATTAGTATCTTTACGAAATATTTCTTTTTTACCTGAAATAGTTTCGTGCTTAACGTTGTATATATTGCGTAATCCAACGTCAAAATCTGCGTCAGGATGTATGTTAAATTTACTTAACATATCTGATTCTTGTTTGTGTGCTACGGCCATTAACATGGTGGGTTCTCCTGTTGTTCGTGTTCTGATACTAATTTTTCAATCCTTATGATTTCTTGATTAATATTTGTAGTCACGTTGTTTATTTGTTTGTGTGCATTTGGCGTTAATATTTCTGTATTAGAAACACTACGTAATGCTTTTTTAACACCTTCTAAAAATTCTTTTTGTTGTAATTCATAAATCATTTTTTCTTCTTCTTTCTCTTGTTCATCCATTACCCAATTCTTAAATGCTATACTCATTCATCATCCTATCATTTGCATTATTTCAGTGTATTCCAGTAACCATTTTTTAGCTTCTTTATAATTGTCAAATTCTTTGTATGTTTCGTAAATTGTAGAACTTTCATCTAGAATATCATCATTCATATCTACTTTGTCTGGGTTATGGATTACAATTTTAAACTCACTCATCATTTACCTCGTATGTGTCTTGTTAGTTTTAAGCATAGTATAATGATACCTACCCACATAGGAGCAGATACAATACTGATAACAAGTGTTGGATTAACTCCAGCTACAAGTAAACTCACAATAAAGCCTAAGCCTAATGTGATAAGTAAAATCATAAACGTGCCTAGCTTCTGGCTTTGTTTGTCAAATTCCTTGGTAATCTTCATATTCTTTATCCTCTATTTCTCTGATTGCGTGCATCATCAATGCAAAGGCTGACATTTTGTACGCCTCTACTACGATATTATCCGTTGATACTGCTGATAAATGATCACGGATTGTTTTTAATTTATCTAGTTCTGTCATTCATACCTCCTTCTTATTATTCGATATAATCTTTCCCACGTCTGTCTTTCTAAAACTTCTTTTGCTGTTCTTGGTTCTCGTTTGGCTCTTAAGCTTAATGCACAGCCTATTATTTTTTCTTTCCAATTTTTCTTTTTCATTTTTTACCTTTGTGTAATAATTTGGTGTCCATACTGGAAATAAATATAATTTCATTTGACCTCGCTTTGCTCGGTATTCGGTATCGCTCACGAGGTACTTACAGTACTCGGTATCGCTCTCTTTTTTCCCCTTAAAGAATAAAAAAAAGCAGTAACTAGAACCACCCAGCTACTGCTTATTGGAGTAATTAATGTTTAACTGCTACTGTTTCAGCTATCTTAGCTTGTATATTTTCTTCAATCGGTTTGTTGAAGTGCATTGTTGCATTACGTTGTCTTGAATTATGATTAATATCTACACCACCATACTTTACATATGTTTTCTTATGTAATTCTAAGTATACATCTTTAATAGCTTTAACTCTATTATTGTAGATATTAAATTTGCTAGTCCATAAATTAGCTTTGTAATCCCTATCATCAGTTGAATTACTGGTTATGTCAGTATTTCTTAAATCTTTGACATTACCTAATTCTTCTATTGCATGATTACTAGCTTGTTTAACTTTATCTAACTGCATTTCGCAACCCATACGTCTAAACTCTAATCCGCGTATATGTTGTTCCATGTCTAGTTGACAATCAAATGCTTCTACATCAGATTCAGCACGATCTTTGTATAAATCTGTGTATTGCTTTTTAGCTAATTTATAAGCATTACTTTCTATAATCTTAAATTCTTCTAAGATATTATCAGCCATTATTTATCTCCTTTAGTTTTTATAGGGCTTTGAAACTCTATATCCTTGATGTAAGGTGTCTTTTTAAGAATCTCTTTACCTTTCTTAATATCATCCCTCATCAACCAATTTGTTACCTTGGCACCAGCTTTTACGCCTAGTGTTAATGCTGTTAATGTTTTTATAATCATGTAATCCTCCTGTTAAATTAATACTCTAATGTATTGTGCTACCATGTAGCTTGTTATGAACGCTATTAAGAAACAAATAAATGCTCGTTGATATCTAGGCATTATCTACTCCTAACTTTTCTAATATGATGTTAAAGAACTCATGTTCTAATATGTCTACTTGGTCTGTATCTTCTATAGACTTAGCATATTCTAACTTCTGCTCTAATTCCTCTAATCGCTTGTCGACTTGAGCTAGTTTTGTGTAAACTATTTCTGGTATATTCATTTTATACTCCTTCGTTATTTATTTGATTTGTTTGTTCGATCACCTGTCTAGTTATTAGAAGGGGATACATTCACACACGCTTTTACTTTTTTTTTCACCACAACATTCATAGGTGCAATCAGAACATTCACATTCTATTAGACACATAGTTTCTATGTTTATGTCGTCATCATATCGGTCAAATGGATGTGTTCTGATATAATGACTTTTAGCAACATTATAAGCCATGATAAAAGAGTGGAAATCTATTAAGATTTTAAAAAATACTGTTAATCGTATTATAAAGTTTTGTAATCTGTTCATCATATGAACTCCTTTCATTACCAACTGAAGAATTGGTATAAGGGGCGCATATTCAGGCTAAGTCAGGGAAATGGACGCAATAATCTGCGAATATGTGTTCATTCTTGCAAATAAAATCGTATATGAATCTATGCGTAAGCATAGAAAGTTTCATGTACTATTTTATGCCGTCCTTGACAGTCTGATATCATAAGCCCCACCAATCCTTCACCCCATTAGAGACATGATGGTTACAAGTGTTTACAAAGATGGATTAAGAGTGTTTATAAAGAATAAAGGGTTAAAATAGAGCTAACTTGTTTAGCTCGGCCATGAGTGGCATTTTAAGTCTTTGTTCTGTTAAACTACTATCCTGTATCTTTTAAACTCCTATTGTGAATAGATGTGAAACAATTAGTAATGTAATGTTCGTTGACAATGAAATTTGAGAGTATATTCGTGTTAAGGGGTTATGAATAAGAATAACCTGACCTCCAAACAGAAAGACCTTGTTGATACTATCGTAACCACAGGATGTAGTATCGCTGAAGCTAGTCAAAAGGTAGGATATGCAAAGGGAGAATCAGGTAGAGTAGTAGCAAGTAGAACGTTACGATTACCCCACGTACAGAGGTACATGATGGAACGTGTGGCTAACACAATAGGTTTAGGTGCAGTTCAAGCAAGTCAGAAGTTAATTCAGTTATCAGGTGAAGCCAAGAGTGAGTACGTGCAACTAGAAGCGTCAAGAGATCTATTGGATAGAGCTGGTGTAAGAGCGCCAGAACGCATACAGCACGACGTAACGGGTGATATAAAAATCAATATTGATCTCACATAAATAGTTGTTCCACAAAGAGGGGTGGGGGGGCAAAAAACGTAACTGTGTTTCTATATATATATCCCATACAAACATTAGAGCTTAAAAAAAGCACGTTAGAGCAGTACGATTGGATTGAGGTACACGGTAACAGGATGTGAGTATCAAATATATTTTTTTATCTTTAGAGTGATTTTCTTTCACCCTAAACAAAATGGACAAGAGAATGACACAGTTAGAAAAAGAAATCAAAGACCTCAAAGAACAAAATAAAACACTCCTCCAAAGCCTTGAAAGACACCTAGAAGAAAAAGCAGACCTACGTAAACAATTATATAAGGATACAAATAATGAGTTTTCTCCAAACAATATCCCTCCAAGATAGACGACGATTAAGACAAATAGTTAAAAAGGTACATTTAAAGAATTATCCCACCGAACACATTAACGATTATGAAGCTGATAAGTTAATTGAATCCTTTGCTCCTGATGTCGTAGAAAAATTTATTAAATCTGCAGTAGATTCAGGAAACGTTAAATAATGGATTTTAGTTACAAGCCCTACGGCGAGGTACTAAAAGGATTTATGAAGTCAGATGACTTCTTTAGAGGAATAAGGGGGCCGGTTGGAAGTGGGAAGTCCGTTGCCTGTTGCGTAGAAATATTTAGGAGAGCCTTACAGCAACAAAAGAATAAAGATGGTATCCGTAGATCACGTTGGGCAGTCATAAGAAATACAAATCCACAGCTTAAAACGACGACTATTAAGACATGGCTTGATTGGTATGATGAAAATGTTTGGGGCAGATTTAAGTGGTCAGTACCTTATACGCACCATTTAAAAAGAGGTGATATTGACCTAGAGGTTATTTTCCTAGCCCTTGATAGACCTGAAGATGTAAAAAAATTGCTCTCATTAGAGCTGACTGGGGTATGGGTAAATGAAGCAAGAGAGATTCCGAAGTCTATTATTGATGCTTGTACTATGAGGGTAGGTAGATTTCCGTCTATGCGTGAAGGTGGCGCTTCTTGGTATGGGGTTATTTGCGATACAAACGCCCCAGAAGAAGATCATTGGTGGCCTATTATGGCTGGTGATGTACCTGTGCCAGATCATATTTCTAGGGATGAAGCGTTAATGCTGATTAAACCTGATAATTGGTCTTTCTATACGCAAGGTGGTGGCATGAAAGAAGATAGGGATGAACAAGGTGACTTAACTGGGTATAGTGATAACGACCACGCTGAAAATAAAAAAAATTTAACGCCGAAATATTACAATAACATCATAAAAGGAAAGACAAAGGGATGGATTGATGTTTATGTCTTAAATAAGCTTGGCTCTTTAGAAGAAGGAAAGCCTGTCTATCCTTCATGGCGTGTAGAATCACATTTAGCTAAAGAACCTTTACTTCCTGACCCTAATTCTACTGTCTATATTGGTATTGACTTTGGATTAACGCCTAGTGCTGTTTTTGGACAGCGTTTAGTGACTGGTAGGTGGCAGATACTCCATGAATTAGTATGCTTTGATATGGGGGCTGTCAGATTTGCTGAAGCCATGAAACAAGATATTACAAAATATTTCAGAAACTACGAATTAGAAATATATGGCGACCCAGCAGGAGATTTTAGAGCACAAACTGATGAGAGAAC